TTATTCGACACCTTGTTTACTAGATTTATAGAAATTATCAAAAGTTTTTGCCGCTTCTGAGTAACCATCTTCGGTGATATGTGCATACGTATTTAATGTAACTTTAATATCTGAATGTCCTAAAATGTTTTGAATGACTTTTACATTAATACCTTGTTCGAGAAGGAAGCTTGCAGCAGAATGACGCAAATCATGAAATGATATTTTAGTAAGATCGTTATTTTCTTTTTTCTCTAAAAATCGATTAAACATTCTAGTGACAGAAGCGGGGGTGAAAGGGGTACCGTCGCCATGACTAAAGATTAATATAACGGTTTTCCCATCTAAATCTTTTGCCCCTTTCCATTGCAAACCTAACTTATCTTTGTTTTTTTGCTTTTCTTTTGCAAGTTCTTTAATTTCTTCCATCAGTCCAGCGGGAGCGGGGACAATTCTTTTTCGCTTATTTTTAGTTTCATCTAGCTTTATACCTTCGCTAGCACTCTTTATAACCGCTCTATAAACGTTAATTGTATTTTTATTGTAATTCATATCTTTAGTTGTTAAACCGATGACTTCGCCACGTCTAAGACCGCAATAGAGCGCTAATTTAATCATTACTTGTTGATATTTTTGTAATATCTTAATGCGATCTATTAACACTTCTATTTCTCGTCTATTATAAATATTTTTTTCGGGTACTTTATAGGCAGGTTTTTTCACTGATAAAGATACGTCTGTTTCAGTAATTCCCCACAATGTAGCATATTTAAATAAACTTCTAATAACTCGATGATGTCCCTCTAAAGCGCTCGGACTAACTCCTTTTTTTTGAACTTCATGAAAGTAGTCGAGCAACTGCATAGTTGTAATTTTACTTATTTTTTTCCTCTCAAAATAAGGTATAATCCAGTTGTCGAGAAAGAGATTATACTTATCAATAGTATTTCCTTTTAGCTCTCTTTTTGCGTAATTTATGCGCCATTTCTCAACGAAATCAATAAATCGCATATCTTTTATTTCTGTGTAATCGCTCGAATAGACATAAGCTTCAAAATTAGAAAGTTCTAGTTTTAACGCTTTTACTGTTTTAGCTGTGACGTTTTTTGTTTTGCGTATTTGTTTGCCTCGCGTGTCATAGCCTTTCGAAACTCGCAACTCGTATTTATTATTTCCTAAAGACACATAACTAGCCATATTAGTCTCCTTTCGCACATACGTTCTTTTTTTCGGTAAAAAGAAAAGCCCGGAGGCTCTCTTTATTTTACATATTTTACAAATCTTTCGAGCTTCACTATATCTTTTGATGTAATGTTTAATTCTGTTACTAAATCAATATCTTTTGTTTTATTGTAAAAGTAAAAAATTGCTTTTGATTTATTTTCAATTTGCGTTGAAGTACTGTTTGTTTTACCGCTACTTCCCGCTAACGCTCCTACTACCGTTCCTGCTCCTCCACCAACTATTCCTCCAACCACTCCGCCAGCTATAGTTTTCCCAGCTTTACTATTAGTTTTAGTGCGAGTGTTGTAGGTCGCACCTAACCACTTGTAATCAACAAAATAAAATTCATCGTCTGTAACAAGACCGTTTTTTGATAAAAATATTATTTTGTTTGAAGGGATTAATTGAATCATGTTGTAAGTTGTTCCAGCTGCGCTTTTAATTTGAAAACCTAAATCTTGTTGAGCTAAACCAAAGTTCAGTTTAATATGAGGCGAATCTTCAGGAATTGTTTTTGTACTAAACTTTACGTATGTGCCTTTTTTCCTCTTTATTCTTAAAGCGAGCCAAATGAATAGGGCAGCAAATGCAAATTCAACTAATGCCATGCCTGGTAATTGTGATACAGCTAAAATAATAATACCGGTAAAAATAAACAAACCAGCTAGTGCAAATAAAGCTATCATCCCGTTATCTCCTTTTTATAAAAACATAATTATTAAAATTACTATGACAGGAATAGTTATCAACAATGTCATTAAACAACCACATCCTGACATTAATTTACCAGATTCTTCCATAATTTCGCCGGCTTTTTGTGCTTTTCCGTTGTTGTTGCTTTGATAAATGATTGGTGTTAGACAGTTAGGACATTGATTTTCGTGATTGTCTAGTGCATGTCCGCATTTAGGGCAATACATATGTTCACCTCGTCAAAATTTATTAGCACCCATAATCATAAGGATAAAAAGAGTTATCCTCCTGGAAAACTTGAATGGTAGAGCCAAAATGTATAATATAATTACCATTATTATACATTAGTCCATATTTTTCTCTATAATTCTCTACTGCTTCAATCAAAAATTTTTCAGTAACATTTAAAAAAGTAGCAGCTTCATAATATGTTCTGTAGCCAAGATCGTAGCATAAAGCGAGTGATTGTATATTTACTAAATATTCATGCGCTTTACGACGCGCAAATTTCTCCTGCTTGATATTTTCTACATTATTAAATTTCGTTATATCTCCAGCGGTATATTTCCAGTGCATTGCTTCTTCTATTATAGTACATCTAAGTTCATTTTCTGACAAATCAGGATGAAGATGTACTACTTTATTCTGTATAAGTCCGAAAAGTTTTGTTGGTAAGTTGTTATTTATAACAAAATTCAATTCTGGAAACTCTTGCTTTAATTCATAACTTGTTTTATTCATCAATTAGCCCCCTAATGTTAATTTTTAGGCAACTACTCTTTTTGTGATCTGATAAATTTTAAATATTTTTCTATCTCTATTCGTTCTTCTTCCGTCAAATCATTGTCAATATGCGCAGCTAGTAAGTCGCTGTTGTCGAATTTTTCACGACCTAATAAATAATCAGTTGTTACATTAAAGTAATCGGCTAACTGAACGATTAATTCATCTTTTATAGCACGTTTGTCTGTTTCCCACATTCCTATAGTACTTGTTGAAACATTTAAATCTTTTGCAAGTTGAATTTGAGAGATACCTCTTTTATTTCTCAACTCAGATATTTTTTTGCCTATAGTCATAATATCTCCCTCCTTCTTAAGTATCACTATAAGTGATATTTTAAAAAAAATAAACAAAAATCACAAAAAGTGATTGACAATCACGTAAAGTGATAGTATTATTATCACATAGAGTGATAAAGGCGGTGATTAATATTAATAATCTCAAAAAAATTCGCATTGCTAAAGGTATTACACAATTAGAAGCAGCTGAGGCTATCGGTATTTCTTATAGTTTACTTTCTAAAATGGAAGCAGGTTATCGAGGTAGTTCAGATAAAACAAAGATTAAAGTAGCAAATTTTTACGGAAAAAGCGTTGGAGAAATTTTTTTTAATAAAGAAATCACTAATAGTGATAATAAAAAACTAACCAAAATAGGAGGCTAGAAAATGAAAAATCGTTTAGAAGATATTGTAAATAAAGAGCAATTCATTACATCCCAAATCGGAAAAAAGAAACTTGATGATGTAATGAATGCGCTTGAGGAATTGGAGAATGAGTATGAGCTAGTACCCTGTCAAATTGAGGATATAGCTAAACATTATCGATTGGTAAAACTACTTCCATTTCCTTAACTGACAATTCAAAAATAGGTTTTTGATATTCAACTGCATATTTTCTGAAATTATAGTTGACTTCCCCAACAGTGTTGGCGGCAACATATATTTGCTCAATCAGATCGTTTGCTACTTCCGTTTGACAGAACGGACAAGTAATATGAGATGACTTTACATTCAGGTTTAACGGAAAATTATTTTCACATTGTATGCATTTTAAACTAGCAATTGTTGTTTTCATAATATCACCTCCAATCAAACTAATTATAGCAGATTGGAGAGTAACCAAAAATAGGAGGCTAGAAAATGAAGAAAATTGCATTTACAAACTCTTTCCTAACCAAGAGAAATAGAAAAGAGTCAGTACTCACCATTGAATTAAGTATAACTGGCGAAGATTTTAGCGATTTAAGTATTTTGCCGGAACTTTATTCAGAAATTAATTCATTAGTTAATAGATTATCGGATAAATCCAAGAGCGATTTGAGCAAAAGAAAATAGGAGGAAGAAAAATGAATAGAAGATACCTGAGTAACAAAAGAAGCGAAGAGAAAGAATCAGTTTTTAAAACCATGAACATACTACCTCAAAACTTAAAGTCTTTAAATGTTCAGATGGAAGGTGATAAAAATTGCTGCCATGGAGTAATGGAAATCAATGGAAAACCATTAAGAAAAGGAATCACAACAGTAAAGCTAGATTTAAAAGCAGGTTCGTTGCCAGTTGTACAAGTGGAATATCATCCATACACAATCAGCGAAGAAATGCGAAGACTTTTATGGTCTGGAAAATACTAAAAATCATAATTTAGGAGGAAGGAAAATGACTGTTGAAGAAAAAATTGAAGCTTTAAAAATTGCAAAAGAATTAGAAAAGGAATTTCATCCATATGCAAAAGTAGAAATTACGGTAGATGGTGTAAAAATAGTTGAGAACTTGTGTTTTGAACCAAATGGTGCCGATTCTAAGAAAATCGACACCGACACTACTAATAAATGTGTTGTTTGTTTAGAAAAAGCAGACTTAGAGCTAGAAAACGGAAATTTCATTTGTGAAAACTGCGCTCAAATAATGGGAGAGCTAGCTGAAGACTAAACTTTGTTCCAAATATTTACAAAATTTTGCGCTTCTAGTTCTAATTCTAAAACAGACTCGCTCATAAGGGGTTTAGCAGTTATTAATCCCCCGTTTTGTAAATTCAACACTGAAAACTCTGAAGAATCTACTGCAAAATCTTTTTCTGATAGTTGCATCATGGTGAGAGTAGAACCAATATTTCTCTTAGTTACCTTGGTGTTAGTGTCTTTCTTTTTATAATAATTTTTCACAAGAAAGTTTTTACCATCAATTGTTAATCCGATTTCTGGGCTAGTTCGGACAAATAAATCATCAGAATAAGACCAAAAGGATTTTCCAACAGGGAAATACGAAGCATTATTTTTTCGAATAAAAGAAACGTATTTAGTAACTGCTCGTTGATAATTTTTTGCCTTTTTTTCACTGACTCTTTTAGGAAGCTCGAGTAAATCTTCTATAGGTAAATTTTTTTCGTGAGTTTTCTTTATTTCATCACGCAGCTTCTTCCAATAATCAACTGATGGATCATATTCAGAATTTTTCACTTGCCTAATGTAATTTATTTTTGCTGATGTACTAACTTTTGAACTATAAGTTAAAAATTGTGTAAGTGACAATTCAATCGCCATATTAAAACACCTCCCTTCACAAAAACTATAGCACTGTGAAAGGGCGAACAGAAAGGAGAACAAAATGTCAAATTTACAAGTAATTGCAAATGATATGTTGCCAGTTTTAGAAAATGAAAAAGGCGAGAAATTCGTAAATGCACGCGAACTACATCAAAGCTTGCAAGTCGGTAAAAAATTTGCTACTTGGATTACCGATAAGTTTAGTAATTACGGATTTTCAAAGGATGAAGACTATTTCCCAATTTTGGGAGAAAGTACATTTGGAAGACCTAGAACAGAATACTTACTAACTTTAGACACTGCTAAGGAGTTAGCGATGGTGCAAAACAACGAAATGGGTCGGTCGATTAGAAAATACTTCATTGAAGTAGAAAAACAAGCGAGGAAATTAGCAACTGAATATCCAACGTTTTCATACATGATAGAAGATCCAGTTGCTAGAGCTGAAAAATGGATTGAGGAACAACAAGAGAAGCAAGAGGTGTTAAAAAAACTTGAGGAACAAAAGCCGAAAGTAGTTTTTGCGGAAGCCGTACAAACGAGCGAGAACACAATTTTAGTAAAAGATTTAGCTACTATTCTAAAACAAAAAGGATTAGACATAGGGCAAAACAGACTTTTCGAATGGTTGAGAGGTAGCGGCTATTTGTTAAATAAAGGTGCTTATTACAATAAACCGTCTCAAAAGGCAATGAATTTAGGATTGTTTGAACAAAAAACACATATTCATACAGATAGAAATGGGTTAATGATAACGACCTATACACCAAGGATAACTGGTAAAGGACAAGTATATCTATTAAACAAACTATTAGAAGAACACGATCAAGTTATAAGTTAAGCGTCGCCTACCACAACAACGCTCATACAGACAACTAATAGTCACGGGGAGCGACTAACAACAGTATATAACAATAAGTTGTTAATTAGTCGCTGAAAAAATAACAAAAAAAGGATTGAGATATTATGTTTCAAAAATCAACATCAGCAACAGCCGCGATGCAAGTTTTAGCAGAAACTCGCACGCAAAAAGAGCTAGCGATAGATAGTTTTGTAACGCCAGCACTAATAAGCAATCAGATAAGAGGAAAGCGAACAGTTTCACTTGAACAAGCAGAACATTTAATTGATAGCTACAACGAACCAGAAAGTACCTATTTATTCGCACATGAATTTAGTAACGGAATGATACCGCCATTGTTCGACGGCTTAGACAACCATCACGCTTCTTTAACTAACCGCTTTGAACTAGAAGTTGAAGAAGCAATAAACACGCTGAAAAACGGCTTAGAGACAATGACATTCAATTTAAGAAAAGGTGACATGCTACAACGAGAAGCCGCGAAACAAGCTATTTCAGAAATAACGGATGTGATTGCAACAGCTTTAACTCTAAATACAAGTATAGCAAGAACATTCAATATAGATTTACAGCAAGTTTTAAGTAAACGTGATCAATATTATAAAAAGTTAGGAGTTGTTAAAAATGACGTTTAATGCAATAACAGCGCCGGAGTTATTAAAAAAAATGAAGCAACAAGGTATTGAAATTAGTCGTTCTAAGCTCTACAAAATGGTTAAACAAGACGAAATCCCATATACAAAAATTGGTTCAAATCTATTTTTTGTAGAAGATCAAATTGAAGAGTGGGTAAGAAATGGCGGGACAGCTAGTCAGGCGGTAAGAGCTTGAAAGTGTTATTCAGCATCTTAGTAATAATAGCAGCGGCGTTAACGTTAATAAATTTATGTAATTTGATTTTAATTCTAATTTTAGTATAGGGGGCAATAAAGATGGCAGAGAGAATTTTTCAGAAGCAAACGATTTTCGGTAATAGCGAGATTTTTATTGACGACAGAACGAAAATGATAGCTAATCCGGCTTTCAGACAGAGAATAGCTTTAATTGAAACAGGTTGCGAGAAAATGACGGATTATATCGAAGAATTGAAGTTAAAAGGCTATGAGGAGGTCACGCGCTGATGGATTTATTTATTATATTGTTTTTCGTGTCGCTAATGTCAATGATAACAGGCTACTGGCTGAGAGGAAGTGATAAACGTGGTTGAAAATCCGATGATTGTTGATGCTTGTTGGTCCAGTTTTGAAAGGATAAGCCAAATTTGGCATAACGAATATTTAGAGGAATTAGAGCGTACTAATGAAGAAGAGGCGGAAAACGAAGAATAAAAAAGACCCACATAGCAGTGTGGGTCGAGGATTTGAGATATTACCTTAAAGAAATTATACCTTAAATCCAAAAATTAAGCAATGGAGGTATAACATGGATAATTTTAAAACGATCCATTACGGCTTTAAAGTCGTGATACATGATTATGAAGATGAATTAACACCGCTTTATAACTTACTAAAGAAGCAATCAACTAACTTAGAAGGATCTAAACTATTTGATGAATTAATTGATATACATGAAAAGCTAGCTAAAAAAATCGAGCAGAGAGAAGGAATAAAGGCATGAAATTATACGAATTGACTCAAGCATATAATCAAGTATTAGAAATGGCGGAGGACTTAGACGCAGAAACGCTACAAGATACTTTAGACAGCATCAGAGAGCCGATAGAAGAAAAGGCGGAAAACATTATAAAAATGGTAAAAAGTATTGATGCTGAGACCGATGGATTAGCTAAAGAAGTAGAGAGGTTAACGAAGCGTAAAAAAGCGCTAGAAGCAAAAGCAAAAAATATGAAAGAGTATTTAGAAAGCGAAATGTTAAAAGTGGATATCCGTAAAATTAAAAGCCCCTTATTTACAATCAGCATTCAAAAGAACCATCCTAGCTTGCGTTTAGAGGACGAAGAAAAGTTATTCATGTTTTTAGTCGAACAACCCAAAAAATTGGATAAAAAAGCTATTACAAGCGCTCTGAAAGAGGGCAGAGAAGTACCAGGGGCTGAGTTAGTACAAACTGAATCATTGAGAGTGAGGTAGGAATATGAAAACGAGCGAGTCAATTATTGAGATAAGTAAAGCATTATCTAAATTTCAAGAGCAAGCCGAACAACCTGCTAAATCAGCGGATAATCCATTTTTTAAAAGCAAATATGTACCTTTAGAGAGCGTAATTAGCGCAGTAAAAAAACATGCTCCCAAATTAGGATTATCTTATATCCAAATTCCGTTAACGGAAGAAAATAAAGTGGGTGTAAAAACGATTTTAATGCACGCTAGTGGTGAATTTGTTGAGTTCGACCCGTTTATGTTGCCTCTTGATAAAAACACAGCACAAGGAGCCGGAAGCGCTCTGACATACGCACGCAGATACACACTATCCGCCGCTTTTGGGATTGCAAGTGATGAAGATGACGACGGTAACAGCGCAAGTGGAAATACAAAGCCAAGTAATAAAAATCAAGCTAAACAGCAAACGCAAAACAATCATTTAGCGTCAGATGCACAGAGAAAGGCTATATTTGCAAAGGCTAAAGTTGTCGGGGAACCATTTGGACATGATGCGAAATATGTACTAGAGAGCTATAAAGTTACGGATACAAAATCAATGAGTAAAGGAGAAGCTTCTGCACTAATTAAAAAATTAGAGGCAGAAATAGAGGCGCAAAAACAAGTTAATTAAAACAGGAGGAGCGAGTATGTCGGGGATTCAATGGATAAAGTTATCCGTCAATATGTTTGACGATGAAAAGATTAAGTTGCTCGAAAAAATGCCAGAAGGTAACCAGATGCTCATTGTATGGATTAGGCTTCTAGCTTTAGCTGGAAAAACTAATGACAAAGGACGCATTTATTTAAATGAAAATGTACCGTATACGGAAGACATGCTCGCGACCCTTTTCAACCGTGATGTTGGGATTATACGTGTAACGTTACATACGTTACAGGGCTTCGGAATGATTCAAAAAACAGAAAATGGATTGATTGAAATAGAAAATTGGGAAAAACATCAAAATGTTGATGGCATGGAAAGGGTTCGTGAGCAAACAAGAAAAAGAGTGGAAAAACATCGAGAAGCTATGCGGCAGAACAGAATAGCGAGTGGTGATAGTAAAGGGGATAAAGAGTGTAACGTTACAAGTAGCGTTACTGTTACGCAAAGTAACGCAATAGATATAGATAAAGAATTAGATAAAGATATTAACATTAACAACAGCGATTTAAATTTCAAGGATTTTTGGGAACAAAATGGATTCGGAATGATGCTACCGATCGAGCAAGAAAAACTACTTGCATGGGTAGATGATTTTTCTGGTAATCAAGAAATAGTTTTTAAGGCATTGGAAGTTACTTCCGAACAAGGAGCTAACAAACGTAATTATGCATACGTTAATAAAATTCTTAGAAACTGGGAAGAAAGAGGATTTAAAACGGTTGCTGATGTGAATGCAGCGGAAGAGGAAAGGCGAAAACAAAATGAACAGAAGTATAATAAGCCCACTTACGGCAAATACAACAAGAATCAGAAACAAGAAGTATTGCCTGACTGGCTTGATAAAACAGAGAAGCAGCCAGAGAATAAAAAAACAGAATCAGAATCAAGCGGAGATTTAGAAAAGAAAGTAGCGGAAATTAAAGCGAAGTTAGCAGAGAGGGACGAGGTGCAGACGTGAAAATATTAGACGCATGTTGCGGTAGTCGGATGTTTTGGTTCGATCGCACAAATAAAAACGTCACTTTTATGGATAATCGAGAATTAGAAACAGAATTATGCGACGGGAGAAAACTGGTTGTAAAACCAGACGTAGTAGCAGACTTTAGGAGTATGCCATTCGATACCAATACATTTCACTTAGTCGTTTTTGATCCGCCACATTTAGTGAAAGTTGGCGATAAATCGTGGTTGGCCAAGAAGTACGGAAAACTAGACTCTGCTACTTGGCAAGAAGATATTGCAAAAGGATTTAGCGAATGTATGCGAGTTTTAAAGCCAAACGGAACATTAATTTTCAAATGGAATGAAGAGCAAATAAAACTAAGCGAAATTTTAAAAGTAATTGATCACGAGCCGCTTCTTGGCAATAAGAGAGCGAAAACGCATTGGTTGGTATTTATGAAGGAGTGAGAGCATGACAGAATACGCCCTCTACAAAGGCGACGATCTGTTAAAAATCGGTACGTTAGACGAATTAGCAGAGTTTAGAAAAGTAAAGCGTGAAACTATATTTTTCTACGCTACGCCTTCTTACAGAAAAAGAACGTCAGATAAGGGTTTGCGAGTGATAAAACTGGATTAGGAGGAAGCGGAATGACAAAAGATGGTACAAAAGAAGCTCTTGCAGAGGTAGGGGTTACTCGAAAAAATCGACTGCTAAGAAAGATATGTCGGCATAAGGATAAAGAGATATTTAAGGATACATCCTATGACGGGATACAAGGTGAAAGGCGTGTGGTGGTTTGCAGAAATTGTGGAGAATTAGTTTCTGATTTTATTGCAAAATATGAGGGTGGCGGCTTTAAATGAATATAATCAAAAAAGGTGACCGAGTTCAGACTGTAACGGATACAGAGTGCAATAGGGCGGAGAGAAGGAGGAAGCAGAATGAATCAAGCAGAACTAGATGTCGTTATAGAAAAGCATGAGAAATGGTTACGTGATGGACATGGAGAACGTGCAAATTTAAGACGTGCAGATTTAAGACGTGCAGATTTAAGTTATGCAGATTTAAGAGGTGCAAATTTAAGTTATGCAGATTTAAGACGTGCAGATTTAAGTTATGCAGATTTAAATGGTGCAGATTTAAATGGTGCAGATTTAAATTATGCAGATTTAAATGGTGCAGATTTAAATGGTGCAGATTTAAGACGTGCAAATTTAAGTTATGCAGATTTAAATGGTGCAAATTTAAGTTATGCAAATTTAAATTGGATTAATTGGCGGGATGTTGTCAGTCTAACTGTAATAGCTGTACAAATTAATACTACGAGAAAAAACAATCAAATCACGTATATCAAAGAGCTGGAAATCTGGACGACTGGATGTTTTCAAGGAACTTTAGAAGAATTGAAAGATTCTATTGAGCAGACTCACGCTAGCAATGACTTTTTAAAACGTAGATACTATCGCGCGATTAATTATATTTTGACGGAAGCGGATTTTGAAGAGGATTTGGAGGAGGAAAACAATGAAATTTAAAAAAGGTAAAGCGAAGTTAGCGGAGAGAAACGAGGTGCAGACGTGAACTTTTTAGATCTATTCGCTGGAATTGGTGGATTTCGATTAGGGATGGAACGAAACGCAGAATTGAGAAGGGGAGAAAATTATGATTTACAAACATGAGGAAGCTCGACAATACCGCGAAATCAATTTCCTAGACCAGTTCCTAGAAGGTCACGATGGATTCATAGCGGGAGGCTGTTTTAAAAATATTTTTAATCATGAAAAAGTGAAGGATATTGACATGTTTTTCCGCAACGAAAAAGACCTAAATGACGCAATTCATTATTACACCGAGAAATGTGCTAGCGATGCAAACCATATTAAACTTGTGTATAAAACTGGTAAAGTCGTCGCCTTTATACACATTCCGTCAAAAACCCAATTAGAGTTAGTTCGCTCTGTTTTTGGGGAACCAGAAGAGGTTATTAGTAACTTTGACTTTACTGTTACCAAAGTAGCACGATACGTTGTTGACGGGGAGCATCGGATAGTAATTCATCCCCAATTTTTTGAACACTTACATCTCAAAAGGTTGGTGGTTGACAATACTCTTAATTTCCCGATATCGACATTTGAAAGAATGATTAGGTACGTAGGTTACGGTTATAAGCCTTGTCTCGAAACAAAGGCGAAATTGGTTGATGCAATCAATAGTATTCAGAACATAGATGAGAATGATTTTTCAAAAAGTCTATATGAAGGATTAGATTAAGGAGGAAAACAATGAAATTTAAAAAAGGCGATCTAGTAGAAGTTATTTGGCGTAGTGAGTTATATCGAGGCGCAGTAACGCAAGTTGTAGAAGTAACAAATGAAATAGTAGTTAAATTAGCTAAGAAGCCATCAATAGATTATTTATTTGAACAAAATCAAGTTAGCAAAGTCGAACTTGTGAAATTGCCGAAATTTGTAGCTGACGCAATCGACACCTTCCAAGATGAGGGAGACAGTCGCGCTGTAGCAATTGACTACGAGGTATATACAGATGAGTTGGTTAAAGAACTGTCACTAGATAGAAAAATGCGTGGGTGGCTGTGGGAGACGTCTAATCAAGAACTATTCGCACGAGCTTGGAAGGGGGAGTATGAAGTTGAGCAAGAACCGCTTTATTACATCAAAGCGATAGATAGTTATTCCGGTTATGTCAATCTCAACCTAAAAACAGGTACCTATACTATGTCTACTAACGGGGAGTTCGATGGGTATAAAACTAAATTCACTGAATCAGAAATAAAAAATATAGACACACGATATTGGGATTTCGCTGTGCCTGTTGAAGAAGTGGAGGAGACAGAATGAAAATTAAAATAAACGAAGATTACGTAATTAGAAGCAGTCAATATCAATATGTATTATCAAAGCCAAAAGGACCAGATAAAAACGGAGCGGAACAATATAGTGATATTGGCTATTTTCCTACTGTAGAGAAAGCTTTAGACGCCTTTACTGAACATCACATCAGAACATCAGATATTAGTAGTTTTGAAGAATTGTCATACGAAGTGAAAATGGTAAGGGAATTGCTGACCGAGATAAAAAGTAAGTTGGAGGTACTCAAATGAGTAAAACACATGAACTAAAAATATTGTCAGAATACTTCTGGGACATCGCAGAAGGACGTAAAACGTTCGAAATTAGAAAGAATGACCGCGATTTTCATGTGGGAGATACTTTGATTCTACGCGAATGGGTCAATGAATATTCAGGAGCTAATATTTCTGTTGAAGTAGTTTACATGACAGATTATGAACAAAAATACGGATTTGTAGTTCTGGGGATTGTATAGGAGGAAATGAGATGAAATTAAAAATTTATAAATATCCTTTAACAACAAAAGACTCTCAAGTAATTACGCTGCCAGCAGAAAGCACCGTTCTTTCGATAAAAAATCAACATGAAGTGCCTGTTTTATATGCAGCAGTCAACACTGCTTGCGAAATCGAAGGCTATGTAAATATTGAATGCCGCGGCACTGGTCAACCTTTAAACGGAAAAGAAGTTGCGGAAATTACAGAGACATTATTGTTTCAAAACGGAAATTTAGTGTTACATTTCTTTGCACAAAAATTTCCACAAGTTGTACATCCGTTTAGAGGTAACGCGCAAAAAGAAATCAATCAAATGGTGAATGCGTTGAAGAAGGAGGAGGACGAATGACTAACACAATAAAAATATCCGAAAAAGATAAAGTGTTTCAGATTGCGACGAAAAGTGGCTGGGTTGTGAAGGCGGGAATGCAAGTGACGATAGATGGTATAGACTTTGCAATTTATCCGGAAGGGACATTAACCCAAGTATTCTTGCACGTTAATGAAATGTCCAGTGGAGCTTCATTGTTTAATATTCCAATCGATCTCATAGACTTTCTAGATTTAAACACTCGAGATAAAGCAATCGAATATTATAAAGATAGCGTAATTCCTTTAATCCAGAAAAAAATTAAAGCAAATGGATTAGATAAATTTAGAAAAGAAGTTGAAAAAGCGAAAAGTTACATGCTTGAAAAATACGGAGGACGACCAGAAATTAAAGATATTGAGGGGGAAAGCAAATAATGATGAATCGTGTAGTACTTGTAGGACGATTAACGAAAGATCCTGATTTACGATATACGCCAGCTGGTGCAGCAGTTGCGACTTTTACATTAGCAGTAAATCGCCCATTTAAAAATGCACAAGGAGAACAAGAAGCCGATTTCATTAATTGTGTTGTTTGGCGTAAACCAGCCGAAAACGTTGCTAATTTCTTGAAGAAAGGAAGCATGGCGGGCGTTGATGGACGCGTACAGACTCGTAATTATGAGGATAACGACGGCAAACGCGTTTTTGTTACGGAAGTAGTTGCTGAATCAGTTCAATTCTTAGAACCTAAAAATAACAACGCAGAAGGCGCTACATCGAATAATTATCAAGGTAAGGCTAATTATTCAAATGACAATCAAACAAGCTCATATCGAGCGGATACGAGCCAGAAGAGCGATTCATTTGCAAGTGAAGGTAAGCCGATTGATATTAATCCGGATGATTTGCCATTTTGAGCATTTAATTTTATAACGGGGAGCGATGAAAATGAGCAGAAAGGAATTAAGAAAAAAGCAATGGGAAGTTATTACGATGATTGAAAAAAGCAAGACTCTCGCAGATAGAAAAAATTTAATTAAAAAGCTAGAAACACTAGAAGCAAGAGGAGATAAAGAGAAAGGTTTAGCTACACCAACACAGTTACTTTCGATATTTACAGTCACTGAATATCGACGATTGAGTAAAAAACTTACTGATACGGAAATAGCGGAAGATATGGGCATTAGCAGGAGCGCACTAATAAAATTCAAAAGAAAAAACGGCTTGTCTATAGGTCAGAAGGTGGCAACATGACAGCTAAAGAGAGGGAGCAACTAATAGACGTCATCGCTAATTATACAAGCAACACAATTGAATATCTTAACAAATTATCGGACAAGGAGTTAGAAGTCATTTATGAAACAAGAGTTATTGAAGACTACCACAACTAGCAATAAAATTATTATCCCGCTCCCGTTAACAGACTTAAACACTTATATAAACAAAGAGAGAGGGCACAGACAAGCCGCTGCTAAAGTGAAAAAACAAATGACATATATATGCTCTAGCTATGTGAAGTTAGCCATGCAACATGGTGTAAAGTTTCCTGTACCGTGCAGATTAAAATTTACTTGGATAATTCCAAATAAACGAAAGGATCCCGACAACATTGCCTTTGCTAAAAAATTTATTTTCGACGGCATGATGAAGGCGGGATTTATAGAGAATGACAACCTAAACTATATCGAGGGCTTTTCTGATTACTTCATAGTCGATAAAGACGAAGAAAGCCGAGTGATTGTGGAGGTGGAATATGATTAACAAAATCGGAGCAACGGTCATAAGCATTGCTTTTTGGGCTTTTTGGATTCTGGCTAGTGTGTTTATATTAGGCGCACTGATAAAAGGCGTGTTATGGATTTGGGGAAATATATTTTAATTAACTAAACACGGGGGCGACTTTATGGGACAACTATTCAATCTACCACAAGTTGAAGATATCAACTACATTCAGACAGTCAGAGCAGTAAGAAAGTTCTTTAAAGACTATTTAATGCTTCGAGTGATGGCTGGTGATCGTAAATTTCCAACAATGACAACCATGTATAAGATTACGCCACCAAATTTTGGTAATGAGTTTCATTCGAAAGTAGAAGATGCTGCAGTTCATAATGTTGATAACGTTCATGCAGCACAAGAAGCGGTTAAAAAATACGATGCTATTTTGAATCAACTTGTTCACATTCATAGAAAGATACTGATTGAAAAGTATATTTATGACTATCAAGATAAAATTATTATGAATGATATTCCATATGAGGAAAGGCAATACAAAAGAGAGAAGAAAAAGGCTGTTATTGAATTAGCGACTATTTTAGGGATTGAAGTGCTAAATTGAAAATGGCACTTTTCTGGCACTTTTTGAGCAAAAAAAGGTGATAAAATGTTATTAGTGAGAAGTGAAGATGATTACAAAAATAAATCATATATTGAGTCTGCGCTCCACTTCTCATTTATAAAAAATACTCGTGGCGGAACAGGTAGACGAAGCACAGGATAGAACTAATGTGGCTAAGAAACGTATGTCTTAGCTTAAAACTCCTGTAAAACAAATTAATTAGTTCATGCAAGGTGCAAATCCTTGCCGAGTATATTATAAAAAACGAACAAGGAGGGAATCACATGTTAAATCATTACATTACTAAATATGCAAATGAAGATGGGCGACGTTTTGCTGTATCATGGATTCAATTGAATTTGTTTGGAAAATGTTATTGCTTCAACATAAAACAGATTATAATTTAAAAATATTAGCTCCGAATTATTCGGGGCTTTTTTGATACATAAAAATAAGGAGTTGATTTATATGTCATTAACAGAAAATGACATTGATTATATTGCGACAGTTCGCAACGTAAAACAGTTTTTTAAAGAATTTCAACAATTAAGAGTTGTTTCGGGATTATCCGCAAAAATAAGATTGAGAAATGACGGATATCTAGAAGAACCAAATTTTAGGTCGTTTCATTTAAATAGCCAAATCAGGCACGGGAAACAAGTTATTATAGGCGCGCAAGGATTAGTGAACGGATTTACCGAAGTGCTTAACGGCATGGATGAATTACAGAGATTGATTCTGATTAGATGCTACATAGATGGAAAGCGAGATATGGCAATAGCATTAGAAACGAATTATGGGATAGCGCAGTATAAAAGAATAAAAAGAAAATCTGTTATAGAGTTAGCAACTCGCGTTGGGGTTGTTGTAAAGAAACAATTTGATGAAGTAAGCTAGGCGGAAGCATTTTAATGAATTAAAGGGAGTGTGGTGATATGTAGTGAAAATAACCGAAAAACAAAAGCGATTTGCGGATGAATATATAAAATGCGGCAACGCTACAGAAGCCGCGCGACTTGCTGGATATAGCTCTAAAACAGCTAACCGTATAGCTACGGAAAACTTGTCAAAACTTGTCATAAAAGATTATATAGACAAGGTTTTGAGTGAATTGGAAGAAAAGCGAGTTATGGGCTATACAGAAGCTATGCAGTTGTTCACTGAAATAGCTCGTGGGGAAATGGAAGAAGAAGTAATTGTTTCAAATGCAGATGGCTTTTCTGTCGTTACAAAGACTGCCGACATCAATCAACGAGTATCAGCGCTAAAAGAGATTGTTAAGCGTCATGTAGCAGGCGGTCGAGATAAATTACAAGAAGAGTTAATACAAGCGCAAATTGATAAGCTAAGAGCGGATACAAAACAAGAAAGCAATCAAGGAACAACCACGATTATCATGTCAAATGTTGACGAAATGCAAGCCTACCTTGACAAAAAGGCAGGTGGCACCGATGAACGCGACGATACACAAACAACTAATTGATTACCAGGTTATCAATGTAATTGATATGATTAATCCCGCTTTTTATGACTTGTGGCTATCTAAACATAATCACATCATAGCAAAAGGCGGGCGTTCTTCTATGAAGTCGTCTGTTATTAGTTTAAAGCTCGTAGAAAAGAAAATGGCTAATCCAATGTCTAACATGGTGTGCCTGCGTAAAGTAGCAAATACGCTTTATAAATCGGTCTATCAGCAGACTAAATGGGCTTTGTATGAAATGGGCGTTGCTGACCAATTTAAATTTGGTAAGTCGCCAATGGAAATTGTCCACAAAACTTGGGGGACGGGCTTCTATTTCTCTGGTTGTGATGATCCCGCTAAACTAAAATCGATGAAAATTCCAGTCGGTTATGTTAGCGGTTTGTGGTTTGAAGAATTAGCGGAATTCTCTGGTGTGACTGATATTGACGTTGTAGAAGATACATTCATTCGTGAAGATTTGCCGGATGGTCAAGAGGTTACAACGTACATGTCATTTAACCCGCCTCGAAATCCTTATGAGTGGGTGAATGAATACGTAGATAGTCGCCGTGGTGATGATGATTACTTAATACATCACACTACTTATTTGGATGATGAAAAAGGCTTTTTATCTAAGCAAATCATTAAGAAGATTGAGAAATACAAAAAGAATGACCTTGACTACTACCGCTGGATGTATCTAGGCGAGGTAATAGGCCTTGGTGATAATGTTTATAACATGAACCTGTTTCAGCCGCTTAAAGCTATTCCTGCGGATGACAGGCTTATTTTAATTGACTTTGCTATTGATACAGGACATCAAGTGTCAGCTACAACATATCTAAGTTTCGGTCTCACTGCAAAAAGAAATGTTATTTTGCTAAACACATACTATTATAGCCCTGCTAATCAAGTTGTTAAAAAAGCACCTAGCGAGTATTCAAAGGAGTTGCGAGATTTTATGACTAAAGTAGTTGGAAACTACAATACAAATGTTGATATGCAAACAGTAGATAGCGCAGAGGGGGGGCTTCGCAATCAATATTATAAAGATTACGGCGTTAGCTTACACCCCGTCGCAAAAGGTAAAAAAGTGGATATGATTGACTTTGTGTGTGATTTACTCGCGCAAGGTCGTTTTTATTATCTTGATATTCCAGAAAATCAAATATTCATCGAAGAACACAGAAAATATCAGTGGGATGTTAAAACAGTTAATACAGATAAGCCTGAGGTCATTAAAGAAGATGATCATACGTGCGATGCTTTTCAGTACTATGTTAAAGACAATCTAAGGAAGTTAGGACTCAAATTTTAGGGGGTGAAAACCTTGATTAACCAAATAATTGCAGGCGTGAAAGGAGTGATGCGAAGAATGGGACTATTGAAGACGTTGAAAGAAGTAAAAGACCACAAAAAAGTAAATGCTAATGATGAAGATTACAAGAACATCGACACGTGGAAACGATTGTACCAAGGGCATTATGCAGAGTGGCATAATCTCAACTACGAGCACAATGGCAATCCAATAAACAGACGTCAACTATCTATGAATTTGCCGAAAGTTACGGCTAAGTACATGTCTAAGCTTCTTTTTAACGAGAAAGTGAAAATCAATATCGATGATGATAAAGCTGAGGAATTCGTGCTTAATGTACTCAAAACAAACGGTTTTACGAAGAACATGGAACGGTATATTGAGTACGGCGAAGCGATGGGCGGTTTTGTGATAAAGGTTTATCACGACGGCAATAAAAACGTCAAAGTTTCATTTGCAACAGCTGATTGCATGTATCCTCTCTCAAATGATAGCGAGAATGTAGACGAATGCGTTATTGCTAATAGTTTTCATAAAAACGATAAATATTATACGTTGCTTGAATGGAACGAATGGCATGACGTTGTGTATACAGTCACGACAGAACTTTATCAGTCAGACACGCCGAACGAGCTTGGTACAAAAGTAAGTTTAAAACTGTTGTTTAATGATATTGAGCCAGTTGTACCACTACCAAAATTTACCCGCCCATCGTTCATTTATATCAAACCTAATATAGCGAATAACAAGAATTTAACGAGCCCGCTCGGCATTTCAGTTTACGCTAACGCCTTAGATACATTAAAAACGCTCGATTTGATGTTCGATTCATACTATCAAGAATTCAAATTAGGCAAAAAGAAAGTATTAGTACCTTCCAGTTTCGTTAAAACGGCAGTCGGATTTGATGGTTCGACCACACAATATTTTGATTCAACCGATGAAGCATTCTTTTTGTATCAAGGTGACCAAGACGACAACGGCAAAGCAATAAAAGATATATCTGTTGAGATACGTTCAACGGAGTTCATCGAGTCTATAAATGCAATGCTGAGAATATACGCCATGCAAGTTGGATTATCTGCTGGCACATTCACTTTCGATGAAAACGGCTTAAAAACAGCTACAGAAGTTGTAAGCGAGAAGTCAGAAACTTATCAAACTAAAAACAGTCATTCGCAACTAATTGAGCAAGGCATAAAAGAAATGATTGTGAGCATTCTCGAAGTTGGACAATTTATTGAGGTTTACGCTGGCGATACAGTCGAGTTAGACACTATCACAGTCGATTTTGACGATTCTATAGCACAAGATGAAGATACAACTATCAATCGTTATACGAATGCTAAAAATCAAGGTATGATACCGCTGAAAATTGCTTTACAACGTGCTTGGAATATTACTGAAGCTGAGGCTGATGAGTGGGCTGAAATGATAGCGAAGGAAAAACAAGCGGAAACGCCTAACAACGACATGACCGGGATATTCGGCGAAGAGGAGTGATATAGATGACACTAACTCCGAGGCAACTCGACTTGTTTGTACAGCCTATCGTTGATGTTTATACAGGTTTAGAAAACGAACTGTTCACCCTTATTGTTCGTCGACTAAAAACAAAGCAAAATATCAGCGCTGATAATATACTTGCTTGGCAAATAGAAAAACTTAATCAAGTTCATGCATTAGATCAGCAAATGATTGAACGAATTTCCAAAGCTTCCGGCGTTTCTGCTAAGAAGCTTTTTTCTGTTGTTAAAGATGCGGGATATAGCGATTTAAAACAAGTAGATAACTATTTGAGTAAATTAGCCGAAGCTGGTGCTGTGTTACCACTTGTGACCGACGGACAAATGATAGTCGATAAAGTAATGAGAAGTTATTTTAAGTTAGCACAAAGTAACTATAATCGCGTCAATCAAACGATGTTATCGCAAGCAAGACAAATATACTCAGATATCATACATGAAACGACACAGAGCGTCTTAGCTGGTTTAAAAACACATAGACAAGCATTAGCTGAGACAGTAAGTAAATTCGCTGAAAATGGTGTTCCTGCACTTGTAGACAAGGCAAATAAAAGGTGGACACCTGAAGCTTACGTCCGGACTGTTACAAGGACAACGGTTAACAGTGTTTATAACAGCGTTGAAGATGAGCGAATGAATGAATATGATGTTGATTTAGTGCGTATTTCGCAACATGTAGGCGCTAGGCCAACCTGCTCACTTGTTCAAGGCAAAGTTATCTCTTTGTTATCTGTTGAAGAAACTCGCTCAAAATACGGCAATAAATACATGTCTATTTACTCGCCAGAATTGCGATATGGCTATGGCGATGGAATTTTCGGTTGTAATTGCCGTCATCATCGTTTTGCTTTTATTGAAGGCATTAACATTGCGTCAGACGGGAGCGAGTTAATAGACGAAGAAGAAAACAAACGCGTCTATATGTTGAGTCAGCAACAACGCTTAATGGAACGTGATATAAGAGCAGCTAAACGCAAATTATCAGCTGCCGAAGAGCTCGGCGATGAACTAGCAGTTAAAAAGGCTAAACAAGCTGTTAGAACGAAGCAAAGCAAGCTAAGAGCATTTGTAAAAACGCACAATTTAACAAGGCAATACAACAGAGAAAAAGTATATGCATAACATTCGACCTGTTCGGAAGTCGTAAAAAGACGGCTCTCGCGGTCGTTGCCGCGTAAAAATATCGGAGGAGGAACAAAGATGCAAAGAGAATATTTAAAAGGTTTAGGCTTGGAGGATGAAGTCATTAATAAAGTGATGGCTGAAAACGGTAAGGACATTACAGCTGCTAAACAACAATTATCTGAGGTGGAAGCAGAGAGAGATGGCTTAAAAAGCCAGCTAACACAACGGGACAAAGATATTGACGATTTGAAAAAAGATTCTGGTACTAGTGAAGAATTGAAAAAACAAATCGAGGACTTGCAGCAAAAAAACACAGATTTAGAGTCCAATTACCAATCTGAAATTGCCGAAACCAAAAAGAATTCAGCTATTGAACTGGCTCTTGCTAGTGCAAAAGCGAAAAACCCAAAGGCAGTAAGAGCGCTTTTGGATAACGACAAACTAGAACTAACAGACGAAGGTCTGAAAGGCCTTGATGAACAGCTGGGAGCATTGCAGGAAAGCGATGCTTATTTATTTGCTCAAGAAAGTGAAAAGGTTCCAAAATTCGGATTTAGTGGTAATCCGAAGGCGCCAGCTGGTTACGACGGTTCATTAAAAGAAAATTTAAAATCAGATTCATTTAATTTAACAAAATTTTTAACGGAAAAAGGAGAGAGTGAATAATGGCAAATGAAATCACAAAATTATTAGATGTAGTAACACCAGAGGTTTTTAATACCTACATGGATAACTTTACATCAGAAAAATCGGCAATCATTCAATCGGGAATTGCAGTAGCTGATCCAAGCGTTGCGCAAAATATCACAGCGGGAGGATTACTAGTTAATATGCCGTTTTGGAACGATTTAGACGGTGAAGACGAAACTTTAGGTGATGGTGAAAAAGGATTGGAAACAGGAAAAATTACAGCTAGCGCAGATATTGCGGCAGTAATGTATCGTGGTCGTGGCTGGTCAGTCAATGAACTTGCGGCGGTCATTTCGGGAGACGACCCCTTGAATGCTTTAATGGGCAAAATCGCTTCTTGGTGGATGCGTCGTGAGCAAACTGTACTAATTTCCGTGTTAAATGGACTGTTTGCTAAAAACGGTGCATTGGCAAGCTCTCACTTGCTCTCACAACCAACATCTGCAATTTCCGGGAATTTGGTATTAGATGCAAAACAACTTCTTGGAGATTCTGCGGATCGTTTAAGCTTGATGGTTATGCATTCAGCTGTTTATACAGCCTTGCAAAAACAAAACTTAATTGCATTTATCCCAAATGCTCGTGGGGAAGTTAATGTCCCAACTTATTTAGGATACCGTGTAGTTGTAGACGATGGAGTGCCTTCCACAGGAACGGGCGCAGCAAAAGTATATACTTCGTATTTATTTGCAACTGGTTCTATCGGAAGAAACACAGGTAACCCGGCTAAGTTAACAACTTTCGAAACAGCTCGTGATGCAGCTAAAGGTAATGACCAAGTATTTACTCGACGTGCTTTCACAATGCATCCATATGGAGTTAAATTTAAAAATGCAGTTCGTGATGCTAACGAAATCACTCCAACAAATGCAGACCTAGCAAAAGCTGGAAACTGGGAAAAAGTTTACGAAGATAAACAAATCGGTATCGTTGGTATTCAACATTTAGTTGAAGAATTACCAACTAGTGGAGAATAACAAAGGGGGCGAATATTATGCCTTACACCACACTAGAATTTTATATTAACGAGTATGCTGGGGAGCATTTAGAGCAAGAGGAATTCAGTAGTTTGTTAAAACATGCTGAAAGAAAAATCGACTCATTAACGTTCTATCGCATTCGAAAAAACGGGATTGAATCGTTTAGCGAATTTATTCAACAGCAAATACAGTTAGCTACTTGTAATCAAATCGAGTATTTCAAAGAGGCGGGCGGAACAAGTGAGTTAGCTGTTTCTAAGCCGGACAATGTGAGCATCGGAAGAACTTCTATCAGTGATAGCAATTTTGCATCAACTGCTACATCTTTGAACAGCGGATTAGTAGGCAGTGATGTAAGGTCCTATTTAGCGCACACAGGTTTACTTTATAACGGGGTAGGTGTTCGTTAATGAAAGTATTAAAACCGATAACAAACGCCCCTCCGTTACCTCTCGATTGGTTAATTCATAACATTAGTTATGAAGCGTACAAAGAAGAAGATAGACATAATCAAGTCGTTTATGAAAAAGGCATAGAGATTGAACATGTTCGTGTTGATTTCTCAAAATCAAATCAAATTGCGGGATTATCTGATAGTGATAGATATGATGCGGTTATTTTTATTGATGCAGTGAACAGCATGAACGTGCCATCTGATTTTGTAAGTAGATCGAGAATTTTTTTCTCTGGAAAAGCTTATAAGATTGTCAAAGTTATACCTTGTTATGCCACTTCTAATAGCGTGCATCATTGGGAAATCGAGGTGGTTTGATGCCGATTAAAGTACGTGTGGACCTCTCAAAAGCAAAAGGGAGCGTAAAAAAGGCGAAAGAAAGAGGTCAGTTTGCTTTAATTAATCAAGCGGCCGCTGATATTGCGCTTTATGTGCCGTTTTTAAGCGGTGACTTGTCAAATCAATACGTTATCATGAATGACAAAGAAATTATGTGGACATCTATTTATGCACGACGGCTGTATAAAGGTATAAACTTCAATTTCACACTAACACACCATCCGTTGGCTGGTCCTGAATGGGACCAACGGGCAAAAATAGATAAAATGGACGTCTGGGAAAAAGTAGCGCAAAAAGCGGTCGAGGAGGGATTATAATGTCATTAGATTTTTTAGACAGTGTCATGGATGCTATCGAAAACAACGTCGATTTAAAAGATATGAAATTAAGAACAGCGATATTAAAACCTGAATCAATTGCTTTGCTACTGACTCCAAATAACGACAAACAAGGTTATCAAGACGGCTCTTATGAGCGGTCTTTTTCTTTTAACCTAAATGCTTCTAGCAAGCAAGAAATGAAAGTGATTGATGTGTTGAATGCCATTTCTGCTTATTTTGATAATGCGGAAATTGATAGTATTCAAAGCCAAAATGGAAGCTTTGTTTTGGAGGATAAAGAAACAACTAGCGTTACGAATATTGTTTCCGTTAGCGATGATGGGACTTTTATTTATAGTGCTGGTTTCAAAATCAAATTATATATTGAAAGTGAGGAAAAATAAAAATGAGAATTAAAAACGCAAAAACGAAATATTCTGTTGCTGAAATTGTTGCTGGTGCAGGTGAACCGGATTGGAAACGATTATCAAAATGGATTACAAACGTGTCTGACGATGGTTCAGACAACACCGAAGAGCAAGGCGATTACGATGGAGATGGAAACGAAAAAACGGTTGTTTTAGGTTATTCGGAAGCTTATACATTCGAAGGAACACACGATCGCGAAGACGAAGCGCAAAACTTAATTGTCGCTAAACGTAGAACGCCAGAAAACCGCGGCATTATGTTTAAAATCGAAATTCCGGATACTGAAACAGCTATCGGAAAAGCGACTGTATCAGAAATCAAAGGTTCCGCTGGTGGCGGTGATGCTACAGAGTTCCCAGCATTTGGTTGTCGCATTGCTTACGACGAAACACCAACAATTACTAAACCCTGATGAGAGCCCGTCCAGCGTTGTAGTGGACAGCGAAACAATCACAATTAAGGTAGGGGAAACAGTTGCTTTAACAGCTTCTGTTTTACCTACTAACGCAAGCCAAGAAGTAACTTTCACTTCTTCTAATCCGCCTAAAGCAAAAGTTAACGCAAGTGGCGTGATTGAGGGAATGGCAGAAGGAACAGCAAATATAACTGTCGCATCTAAAGAAAGTCCTTCTATCAATAAAGTAGTGCAAGTAACAGTAGAAGCAGCAGACTAATAAATGAGCCCTTACTTTCAGTAGGGGCTTTTAAATTGGAGGAAATAATAAATGACACAAAATAATGTAATCAATATTCAATTAGAAGAATCGTATCAAGAATTTAAACTCGGTACTGAACTATTTAGAGTTAGCTTAAGTGATGAAATGCGCCGTGAATGGATTGAAGCGGATGAGAAGTACAAGGAGAAACTGGACAAATTAGATAAATACAACTTAGACGAATTAGGCGAAATGACTATAAATGATTACGATGTCCTAATGGACAATGTCAGAGAGGCGCTCAAACACGCGTTTAATATTCTGTTGTGTGACGATACAGCTTTTGATAAGTGTTATGCAATTTGTAAAGACGTAATGAGAATGCTTACTTTATATAATCAAGTTGTTGATGCTGTCGTTGGCACAATGGAAGTACAACAAAATGAAATTCAAAAGAAATATAAAGCAAAAATGACTAAAAAAGCGAAGTGATATAAATGCTTTCGCTCGCTTTTGGAGTTAACGATATTTACGAATATGAAGGAAAAGAGTATAAGCTCGATTTAGCTTTTGACAACGTTCTAAGAGTGATTGAGTTAACGGAAGATAATAGTTTATCTGATGTGTTCAGAGCTAACCTAGCAATCGATGTACTTTTTGTTGATGATATGCCGTGGCCACGTTCAAATGAGGAAGACGAATACGCGAATATTGAAGAAAAATCACTGGTACTTATTGATATTTTCACTAATTATATTGTTAAAGAAAACGACGATGGTTTGCTTTATGATATCGACGGAAACAAAATGCCAAGCGCTGCAAACAATGAAGATGCGGAAGAAATTGCTTCATATTCATTAACGCAAGATGCGGATTATATCTACGCTTCTTTTTTACAAGACTACAATATTGATTTATTAGATAGTCGGGGGAAAATGCACTGGTATAAGTTTAGAGCATTGTTAGAAAGTTTGCGTGATGATACAACAATTAAAACGATAATCGGCATTAGGCAAGCGGAATTACCTTCGGGGAAAGGAACAGAAAAAGAACGAAACGAATTAATTAAACTGAAAAACAGATATAAGTTAAAAGATTAGAGGTGAGAACATGAGTGATGGATCAGTAGTAATTGAGATTAGTTTAGACGATAAAAAAGCAGATAAACAACTGGATGCGTTTGAACAAGATTTAGCGAAAGCAGGCACAAATGCAGGGGCGGCATTAGATAAAGCGTATAGAGAAGCGGTATCTGATATTGCTAGTCAATCGAAACGATTAAAAGACACGTTTGTAAATGCGTTTAAAAGCATGGGAAGTGCTGGCTCAAATGCTTTAAAAGCTAGTTTAAACTTTATGCGTGAATTGCCTTCAAATGTACAAGCCGCTCTATCTAAACTTGCATCAACAGTAAAAACTGGGTTCGTAAACGCTGCTAAAGCATCTATTACAGCGATAAAGGAACTTGGAACAAGTATCAAAAACACAGCGGTTAATATTAAAAACGGCTTCTTTTCAATTGCTAAGACAGTACAAAGTAGTATTGTGTCAGCTGTTAAAGTATCAATTAATGTCATTAAATCCATCCCCGGCGCAATTAAAAGCGCTGGAATCAGTATTAAATCAGCATTAGTAAGTAGTTTGCAAGCAGCTAAATCGGCTGCTATTTCTTTTGCTCAAACTACTGTAAAAGTTATTAAAAGTATTCCAGGAGCTGCTAAAACAGCGGCTACAGCAGTGAAAAACAGTTTCGTAGTAGCTTACAAAGCGGTGGTAGTTGCTGCTTATATGAGCGTTAAAGGAACTATTAGCGCTGTGAAAGCTATTCCTAGTGCTACAAAATCAGCAGCGTTAGCAGTAAGTAGCGCAATGAAAACAGCTTTTAGCGCTGTAGCAAGCGCGGCGAAAACGACAGGAACAACAGTGAAATCAGCATTAAAAACAGGATTTAGCGCTGTGAAATCCGGAGCGAAAGCGGCTGGCCAAGCTGGCATTTCTGCATTAAAAGGCCTAGGAAACATTGCCAAAAGTACTGGTTCTTTAATTAAAAGTGGATTAGTAAGCGGATTTAACGCAGCGAAAGCGGCGGCGAAAGGTGCAGGCACTGGAATGCGTGAAGCACTTAAAAATTCAGTCGAAAAACCAGCGGAACAAGCTCGTTTTAGTATTCTCAGATTAGCGGCAGCGTTCGGATTAATTGCCGCTACTAAAAACGTCGTAGGTAGCGCCATTGGTCGTGTTGATACGATTGATACAGCAACTAAATCGTTAACTGTTTTAACAGGTTCAGCAAAAGATGCACAACTAGTTATGACAGACCTTACGGCTGCTATTGATGGCACGCCTATCGCGCTTGATGCAGTCGCTTTAGGCGCTAAAAAAATGGTAGCAGCGGGTATGAAAGCAGCCAATGTAAAACCTGTTTTCACAGCTATTGCTGATGCGGCGTATGGCGTCGGAAATGGTTCAGAATCAATTGACCAAATGGTAGATGCTATTTCAAGCTTACAAAGTGCTGGTGTGGCTTATTCTGATGATATTAACCGATTAGTTGAGGCGGGTGTACCAGCGTGGCAAATTTTAGCTAACTCAACAGGTAAATCAGTTGCAGATATGAAAAAATATGTTTCCGAGGGATCATTAGAATCAACAAAAGCTATAGCAATGCTAACAAAAGGTATCGAAGAAGGAACAACTGGAATGGCTGGGAACACGGCTAAAATGGCAGGTCTTGCGAAAACAGCAGGTAACACTATAAGCGGTTCATTCGCGAACATGAAAACTGCGGCTGTTAAGAGCCTTGCAAATATTATTGAGAACTTAAAAGGCCCGATAATACAAGCGTTAGATGTTGCTAAAAACGCATTTAAACAGTTTGCGGCAGTAACAGCGAGTCCAGAGTTTCAGAAAAAACTTTCTGATTTAATCCAAAAAATTAAAGAGTTTATCCCTGTTTTAATTGAGTTGGCACCACTGTTGGCAAAAGTTGCCGCGGGATTTGTAGCATTTAATATTATTAGTAGTGTATATTCTAAAGTTGCTGGTTTGGTAATGGCATTTAGAGGCTTAGCAAGCAGTGGCACGTTGCTCGGTGGAATTGTTAACACTGTGAAAGGCTCTTTCTTGGCGCTTAAAGTCGCTCTAGGTTCAGCTGCCGCCGCATTCGGAGTAATAATCGCAGTTATTGGTGCAGTTATAGCTGTTGCATACGGCATGTATGTATCATTCAAAGAAAACACTGCGAATATTAAAGGCTTTTTATCAACTATGTGGGATGGCGTGAAAAATTCTTTCGGTAAAATAGTAGATGTGTTCAAACAGATAGTTGCCGCATTAAAACCAGTAGGTAGTGGATTTAAAGATGTACTTAAATATGTTGGTGTTGCTATTTGGGCGTCTCTTGGTCTAGTTCTAGCTGCTGTAGTTGATATTATTCAAGTATTAGCACGAATTGTGTTAGTAGCTATTAAAGCGCTACAGGGGCTGTATTATGCTATAAAAGCAGCATTTCAAGCTCTACATTGGGATTTGAAAGGTGCTAAGAAAAGCTTAGAGCAATCAAAAGATGCGTTTGTCGAAGCAGGTTCAGCAATAAAAGATGCATTTAACAAAGATAATTATGCACTGACTGGAACAGTTGAAGCATTCAAACAAATGGGCGGAGAAGCCGAAAAAACAGCAAAGAAAACTGAAACATCCGGCAAGAAAATAAAGGAAACATTAAAGCTTGTAGAAACAACTGCCAAACAAACTGAAACAACTGTTTCGAAGTCGAATCAAGCAATAGATACGATGCTGAGCGGCGGAGTTGATCAGTATGGAAAGAAACTTAGTGAAAAAACTGAGTCATTCTTAAATGCGGCTAAAGACCTTTACGAACAATATCAAGAAGCAACTATAAAGTCTCAAGATAAATATAGCGTAGCTATGGAAAAGGCTCAGAGTCTCGAAGGAGATAAACGTAAAAAAGCTATAGCGGATGCAAACGCAACATTAGTAGCAGAGATTGACAAAAATAACGGTACCCTTTTAACTCTTCAAGCAGATTATGCAAAACTACTAAAAGGCAATAAATGGGTCGACGGCACAGAATTAACTGCACAACAAAAGAAATTTTTACAACAACAAACGGCGGATATTCAAGCAGAGTTAGCAAAACAAAACCAGCTTTATGTAGAAGGTAATTTGCTGAAATTAGCAAACGGCAAGACGTTAAACGAAAAAGAACGCGCTACAAGCATTGAAGTGCAAAAAAGCTTATATGGCGATAGAAAAAAAGCCGTTGAAACAGGCGAAAAAGAACTAGCTGATTTGAAAAGAAAAAAAAGCGATGCTACAACTGAAACTGAAAAAGCAAACTATCAAATTCAAATTGACGAACAAACTAAGAAGAACAAAACATTAGCTGGAAACTTACAAAAATGGGCTAGTGAAATGAATGCTATTATCGCGAACGGCGGGACTTTAAACGCAGAAACTTTTGCAAAAGGTTTGTCAGAAATGGGAAATATTAGTGATGAACAATTAGGTGCCGTTTGGCAAGACTTTGTAAAAGTAAGTGGTTCCATTGATAATACGTTAGCCGGGCTAGCTGCTGTCATGAGTCAACGCGGAGGCGAAGGAGTACAAGCGTTTGTAACCGCACTTCAAAGCGGAGACTACACAACAGCAGCATTAAAAATCAATGACGACGTTTTAAATACTATTTCAGGGCTTCCGAATAGTATGTTTTTGAATGGTCAGAGCGGAAAAGACCAATTTCTTTTAGCTATCAAATCAGGGGACTTTCAAGGAGCAGGAAAGTTTCTTCTTGATGGCGTAAAAATGGGTGCTGACCCATTACCAGGAGAGATGGAAAAGAATGGTAAAAAATCAGGAGATGCTCAAGCAAAAGGTGTAAAAAGCACTGCTGAAGCAAATAAATCTGCTGGTAAGGAAATCAAGAATAATGCGAAAAGCGGAGCGTTTGACCCGAATTTGTTCAAAATGACAGGTTCGAAAAACAGCTCAGGGTTTAATAACGGTATTTTAGGCGGAAAAGATGGGGCATTTTCTGCTGGAACAAGCGTTGGAGGTTCTGCGAAAAGCGGGGCAGCTTCCGTCGATTCCAGCGGAGTTGGTTCTGATTTTGCATCTGGATATGTTAATGGTATTTTGAGTGGCATGGGAACAGTTGGAGAGGCAGCTGCTTCTTTGGCAAATAAAGCACTAGCGGCAGTTCAGAAAAAACAAGACTCGCGTTCACCTTCTAAGAAATCTAAAAAACTAGGTGGCGATTTTGGTTCTGGTTATTCTCTGGGAATTGCGAGCAAAACAAAAGCAGTTACGAAAGCGGCAAGTAATCTTGTCGCAGGAGCGTTAGGGACTGAAAAGCAAATCAAAAAACTATCTAGTACGTTGAAAGACAAAGTATCCTCAGCTATTGACGCAGGTTTGCATTCTAAGAATAAGAGTCGTGGTCAACTCAAACAAGCTAAAGCATTAAATAGCATTGAGGGTTATATCGCTCAACAAACAAACAGATTAGCTGCTACAGCTAAGAAACGTGATAAAGTAGTCGCTCAATTAAAAGCCGCTAACACAAAAATGGCAGACTTGACGAAGCAAAGTAAAGAGTATGCAGCTTCAATCACTGAAAAAATGCAAAGCTATGGTTCTATTAGCAACGTAGACGCAGAAAATCCGCAGTCGATTCAGCAAGAAATGCAAAAACGCTTAAAAGAAATCAAAGCTTTTCAAGCGAATGTGGAAAAATTGCGCAAAAAAGGCGTTAGCAAGGACATTATAAGCGATATCTTGGAATCGGGAGTAGAGAACGGTTCATCTTATGCGCAAGCTCTTGCTAAATCTGATGCTAAGACAATCAAAGCGATTAATAGCACGCAGAATCAAATCAATTCAGCGTCTAAGTCAATGGGAAATACAGCTGCTAATGCAATGTATAGCGCTGGGATTAATGCTGCAAAAGGTTTGATAAACGGACTAAACAGTCAGAAAAAACAACTTGAAAAAACAGCTAAGAGCATCGCTAGCACAATCACTAATTCGGTGAAAAAGGCGCTTAGAATTCATTCGCCTTCGCGCGTGGCCATCGAGCTTGGGAAATATTTTACTGGCGGTCTTGGAAATGGTGTTTTAGCTGGGGCTAAAGGTGCTGTTCAGTCAACAAATAAAATGGTCGATAAAGTAGTAAACGCCGCTTCTAATATGACGGTTCCGACTATTAATCTGCCGAAAATTTCAGCTGAAAAAGCGCTTGGACTAAAAAGCGTAGATTTAAACAGAACTATCACGGTTAAGACGATTATTGATAATAAAACAAAAGAGTCTAGCAACGCTGATTTAATCAAAGCTATTCAACAATCTGGCGATAGACCAATTATTTTCAATGTCGACGGTAAAGATATTGCAGATAATACAAATAATCATCTAGGGAGTTCGACTTCATTAGCATTTTACGGAAAGGGGCTATGACATGGCTACATCATTAGCATTAGTAATTGAAGGTAAAACATATATGCTTAATGAATTATTTGATTTGGAGGTAGGGGAAGTGAGCAGAGAACCGCCGCAAATAATTAATAATTACACTGAATTTGCTGGTTCTGATGGCGCTAGAACGACAGATAGTAACTTTAGCATGTTTCCTATCTCGATTTTGTGCCATTTTAGAACAGAATCAGCAGACTTATATCACGTTAAACTAGATGAATTAATGGAACTTATTTATCAGAGAAAAGAATACTTTTTAGTTCATTCTAAAACGCCTGGTAAAAAATATAGAGTACATCCGAGCGGCGTTGGCATTGACCGTAAAGCGCCGGGATACGCAGATTTGACACTTGAATTCGATGTGTTTCGAGGTTATTCAGAATCACTAAGTTCTACGCTTAGCGATTCTGAAATTGATTGCGATAAATGGCAATTCGGCCAAGGTCTAGCAATGGAGGATTATAGATATACTCACACTAAAAGTCGTTTTATTATTTATAATGGTGGTAGTTTTGACATAGATCCGCGCGAACATTATTTAGCAATTACTTTGCATGGTCAGAATGAAGGAGAATTAACAATTAATAATATTACGACAGGCGATAGATTTATCTATTATCCATCGTTAAGCACAACAGATACATTAATTATTGATTGTGCTACACCTAGAATAAACGGAAATCCCTGCGGTCGTAACACGAATCACGGTTTAATAAGTTTGAAAAAAGGAGAGAATCTTATCGAGATTAGCAATACTAGTCATTTAGATACGAAGTGGGATTTCTCCTTTTTGTATAAGTAGGTGAATATATGAATAGCGATATTATAGTTGCTGATTTTTGGAAGAATAACGAAGAAATATTAACAGATTTCGATAAAGATAGTTTTTGCGAAAGTTGGACAGAAAACGAGATGTGGAGTATCGAGTTTAAGGTAGTACAAACTCCCAAAAACGCCCACTGCTATTCTTTTTTAGATTATGAAAGTTCTGTTTTTTTTGAAGGACAAGAATTTGTCGTTAAACAGTTAAGTCATGATGTTATCGGAAAAACGCTATCGAAAGATATTAAAGCGCCTCACATTTATTATACATGTCAAGATGGGCGACAAGACGACACTATAACAGGTTCTTTTACTTTAGAACAGTGCTTAACTCATATCTTTAAATCTGATAGCAGGGGCTTTTCATGGGAGATAATCGACCCTTCCAATATACTAGAAAAAGTTCAACAAGAAAACTTTGGAAATAACAACTACTTAACACTTATTGATCAATTACTCGATGATTATGGAGTAGTCGTTATACCAGACAATCGACACTTAGTATTTAAACCGCGCGAAAATTATGGAGCTAAGACAGAAAATTTCATCAGATATAAATACAATACAGACGAAGCAAGTTTTGATATTGATACTCTTTCGTTAAAAACGAAAATTAAAGGATATGGAAAAGTTGATAGTAACGGAAATAACTATTTTTCTCCAGTCACATACACTAGCCCGGAAGCAGAAAAATGGGGCATTCGTTGGCAAGAACCCGTTTCAGATGAACGATATACTGTTGCAGGTAACATGCAAAGGCGCCTTAAGCTTGAATTACAAGACTATCCAGCAACAACAGGAAGCGTGATATTGAAGAATGATTATGAGTGTGAAAAAGGTGATTATGTTCTATTTATTTATGAACCGCTTGGCATTGATTATGATGTGCAGATAGTTGCATATAAAAAATACCCATTCACAATAAAAGCGCCAGAAATTACACTTTCAAATAATAAAAAGTCGATAGTATCAATAATGGCCCAATTAGCAAAAGTATTGAAAGGAGCGAAATAGATGTTAAATCTTGATAAATGGGGAAATACACTTTTTGATTCTAATAAGTATCAGCAGTTTAATGCTAATATGGAAAAATTAGAAAAAGATTCATTAGCAAAAGATGTAGATATAAATGCAACTAATAACAGAATTGATAATGTTGTTTTAGAAGCTGGCGGAAATAATATTACTGAAGTAGTAGATGCTAGAACTAGCAAAAACGGTCAAGTCTACAGCACTTTAAACTCGCGGCTAAATGGTGACTATTCAGCGATTGCAAGTGATTTAGCTGAATCAAATGCGCTACTTCAAACAGTAAACGAAGAAAATAAAGTATTAAAAAGTAAACTAGATGAATTGTACGGTAATTCTGCATCAAATATTGAGTATTATGTTAGTTCAACAAACGGAAATGATGTAACAGGAACAGGAGCTATTGATGCACCATTCAAGACGATTCAAAAAGCTGTAAATATGGTTCCGAAGGTTAAAGTAGGAGGATTTATTTACATTTTTTGCGAACCTGGTCAGTATAACGAAGATGTAGTAGTACAGTCGTTCAGCGGCGCAGAATGCTTTTATATCCAGCCTACAAATCTAGCGACAATCGACCCAACAACTGGACAAACAGGTTTTTTTGTTAAAAGTATCTTGTTTTCTGGCATTATGTTTCAGTGCGTTGTACAAGGCCTTAATTCAATGAGTACCGCAGTGAATAACAATTCTACGGTAATTCAGTTTGCAAGGTGCTGGTACGGCACAGTTACTAAATGCCGATTTGACACTAATTTGAAAGCAACTAATATTACAACTGTGCAATACAATCAATCTCGAGGTAACTGTTATAGCAACTATTTTAAAAATCAAAACATTATTATGTCGTCCGAGTACATGGGACATGCTTTATTTGCATCAACAAATACATGCGAAGCAACTTCGAATGTCGGCTTAAAAGCTGCTAGCGGAGGCATTTTGGTTAAGTCTGGTACGCCAGTTTTAAACGCTACTACCGCAGAATTGAAACAAGCGGGAGGTCAGATATTCTAATGACAAATCAAATCTTTAAATCAGCTATTCTTGATTTTTCTGTTAGTGCACAGAACGCTAAAGCTAATGTTCCTCAGATAAGGTTTAGTACGCAAGACTCTGGAGGGACTGCGCGATTAAAGTTTACTGCAAAAAAAGATGATAACAATTTACCACTTTCAAGCGCGGCAGAGGTAACACTTGCTATGGTATTGTCTGTTGGCAAAAAATACGAAAGTAGCTACATTGTTAATCCAGAAATAATTAACAGAACAGGAGGTGTTTTTGAATACTCATTGACTGATGAGCAAATAAGTCACGACGGACAAGCTAATGCAGAATTGTACGTTAAATATCCAAATCAAACAATGCAAATCAATCGTTTTAGTTTTGTTATTGAAAAAGCGATGATTGATGATAATTTTTTGCCCGTTGCTACCTACTATGTTGAAAAATGGGATGATTACGAGAAAATATTTAACGAAAAAGTGGAAATTCTTCAAAATGAAATTGATGATTTGCAAGGACAAGCTACTGAATTAAAAAACACATTTGATAGTCTTAATCCAGCACAATTCACACAACAAACAGATTTTGAAAATCATATAAACAACACAAACATTCATGTGACAATGACTGATAAAACGAATTGGAATGCAAAAGAAACTACTGCGGGAGCACAAGCAAAAGCGGATAGTGCATTAAACTCTGCAAAAGCATATACAGATAGCAAGATGGATAGTTACGGAGCTTGGATAAATGTACCCCTTGCCTCTGGTTACTCAACTGGCGACAGTAATACACCTCAATATCGACTTGTAGCAAAACAAACTTCTACCGGTTTGAAAACTTTTGCTGAGTTTAAAGGTTCAATTGCAGGGACGTTTATTAGTACAGCGAACAGCACTCTAGCAACAATGCCTGTTGGCACAAGACCAATTGTCACTTATTATGGTTCTGTCACTTCAAACAATGGGAACGGCGGTCGTATTGCTATTCCAGTTGATGGAAAGCTATTGCAAGTGTCATCTACAGATAATGCCAATCCTTCGTACGTAACACTTTCAACGATACTCTACGAAGTTGGCAATTAGGAGGAGTAAACATGAACTATAAACAGTTTTACGCATATGATGAAAATGGCAATTATCTCGAAACAATACTTGTGTTTGAAGATGAAAAAGGTTTAATCAATCAACCGAAAAATTCTACAAATATTGAACCTTCCATAATCGAAAACGGCATAGCAAGAGCAATGTATTATCCAAGGTGGGATGGAAGTAGTTGGAAAGAAGACAAGAAAAGATGGGAATCAGAAAATCCAATCATACCAGCGAAAAAAACTGAAATAGAAAAATTAAGAGAGGAATTACTACTCACCCAAGAGGCTTTAGCCGCACTATTTGAAAGTAATTTAGGGTGATGACATGGCTTATATGATACCAATTTATGTGAATTTAGTGATGAATAATCGAAAAACTATTGAAGAAGTTCCTGCAAATTTGCGAGGTCAGGTAAAAGCAAAAGTGGATGAGCTGAAACAAGAAGAACAAAGAATATTAATAGATGAATTAGAAGCCGAATAGGCTTATTTTTTTATGGCGCAGTGGACAAGGGGATGATGAAAATTGGTATTAGGCAGTATTTCAATAGCAGGAATGAGTGTAGGCGAGTTGATAGCTTTAGTCACTCTTATAGCAGGGATTGTGGGATTTGTTATCCGGTGGGCATTAATAGCTCCTTTGCGAAACATGATTGATTCGTTGGACATAACTTTAAATAGCTTACGTGAAGAAATGTCCGAAAGCAAGAAAGATCGTATGAGTTTACGAGAAAAGCAAAATAATCATGATAAAGAAATTGCGTTACTCAAGCGTGAGGATAAAGCTATCTGGAAATATATAGCAGAAAAAAAAGATAAGAAGGAGGAAGAATGATGAAAGTCAATTGGAAAGTAAGAATGAAATCGAAGGTCTTTTGGGTGTCGGTTATCCCGCTAATTCTAGTGCTAGTGCAGCAGTTGTTAGGATGGTTTGGAGTGACGATACCTGTCGATACAATCAACAAGCAAGCATTGGATTTTGTTAATTCAGTATTCCTATTACTAGGAGTTCTGGGCGTAGTAAATGACCCAACGACACAAGGAACAAGTGACAGTGAGTTGGTTCTCAATAAAAATAAAGATGTAGAGGATGATAAATAA